CTCAGGATTATCTCAGATGACCTTAACCAGCCTGAACTGGCGGTAACTGGCCGAGATCAGCCGAGGCTCGAGACTGTGTGGCCTGATGCGTCGGGTTCGTTTGGGGCTGAGGTGGGGGGCTGGGCTTTACAGCACCTTGGTATGGAGTTGATGCCTTGGCAGCAAAGAGTTCTTGACGGTCAGTTGTTGTTTGACGGCAACGGGGATTTTTTGCATCGTATGTCAATGGTCAGTACGGCGCGTCAGAACGGTAAGACGGTTGCACTAACAGCGCTTGTCGGCTGGTGGCTGACTGAGATGCCTAAGCACCAAGGGCTACCGCAAACCGTGCTATCTACCGCGCATCGTCTAGATCTTGCAGTCATGTTGTACGACAAGTTGGCTGACATTCTTGAGTTGCGGTTTGGTGCAAAACTTATGCGCTCGTACGGCCGTAATCAGGTCACTATGCCTGACGGGTCTAAATGGTTTATTCGTGCAGCCAACTCAAGTGTCGGTCACGGTATGTCGTGCGACCTGATCGTGGCTGACGAGATTTGGGATATTGGGTCAACGGTTATTGACGGCGGTTTATTGCCAGCCCAGCGCGCTCGACGTTCGCCATTGTTGTCGGCATGGTCAACCGCTGGCACAGAGGCAAGCACCGCAATGCAACGTTGGCGAGAGCAGGGGTTGCGATCTATTGACCGTGCTGAGCCGTCATCGCTGTACTTTGCCGAGTGGTCGCCACCGCCTGACATATCGCCTATGGATAGTCGCGCTTGGGGTTGGGCTAACCCAGCGCTAGGCAAAACCTTAACCCTAAAAACAATTGAAGCTGAAAGCGAGAACCCTGACCGTGCATCATTCTTGCGCGCATCATGCAACCTTTGGGTAGCCAGCGACAAGTCATGGATAGCACCGGGTTTATGGCCTGAACTTGAATACACCGACCCTATGCCTGACGGCGGCACAGTCGCCATAGAAACGTCACTAACTGACGACCGCTATTTTGCCACTCGAGCCGTAGTGCTTGACGATCGGCGCACCGTCGTCACCGTTGAATTTGTCTGCGACACATACGACGAAATGTTGCAACACGTAGAACGCCTAGCCAAAAACACGGCAATCAAATTTGCTATCTCACCGTCAATAGATATTCATTGGCCGTTGGCGCTTGAGCGTCGGCGCGCAATCGTTGGCTATGGCGAAATACTTAAATTTACGCCGCGCATTAAGTCAATGATCCACGAAAAACTGTTGTGGCATACAGGCGAAAATATGTTGGCCGAACACGTACAACGCGCCGTTGCAGTACGGTCACAAAACAGCATCGCACTATCTAGCCAGCGATCACCCGGCCCGATTGAGTTAGCACGCTGTTTAGTTTGGTGCGCCGCACTTGCAAGCCGACCTACCGCAACAGGTAAACCTATGATCGTTGTCGCTAATCGCTAGTATGCAAAACGGGTGGCCGTCGTTTACCTATGCTTTCTCGGTTACGTTTTCGGCGGTCACCTATCAACACGGGCAAGCAATACGCGTGGCATACTTAGCGCATGGGCATATTTAATCGCACCGTAAGCAAAGCAGCAATCTCACCGCAGCCAACTAAAGCGGCTGCGGCTGGTAGCGGATACGTTGGGCAAAACGCAGGCGCAAATTCAATCGGTCAGTACTACAACTATGTTGAAGGTACGGCACGCAATCGTGCTATGAGTGTGCCGACAATTAGTCGAGCGCGCGATCTTATGGCCAGCGTTATTGGCTGCATGAATTTAAAAATGTACACCGAAATGTGGAACGGTCAAGAAATGGAAAAAATGCCGTTAGCGCCGCGCACTTGGTTGCGACGCATAGACCCAAGCGTGCCTAATTCGTTTTTGCTTGCATGGTTATTTGACGATCTTTTTTTCTTTGGCAGAAGTTTTCTCTACATAACCACTCGTACCGCTGACGGGTATCCAGCGTCGTTTACTCGACTACCTGCCGCAATGATACAAACGCTTGATCAGTCAGGCCCAGTTTGGTTTGCACCGTCAAAACAAATTGTGTTTAACGGCGCTGAACTTGACCCAGCAAACGTCGTGCAATTCTTGTCGCCAATTCAAGGCATTACTTATATGTCAGAAACTGCAATTGCTACAGCGCTTAAACTTGAAGCCGCACGCTACCGCAACTCAAGCAGCGCAATACCGGCTGGCATTTTGCGTCAAACTGGTGGCGAGCCTTTGAGTGCGCAAGAGTTGGCTGATCTTGCAGCGGCGTTTAATGCGGCGCGTGAAACTAATCAGACTGCAGCGCTTAACGAGTTTGTGTCGTACACGGAGACCGCTACTAGCCCTGACAAAATGTTGCTGATTGAGAGCGCTGAATTTCAGGCAATGGAAATGGCGCGACTTTGCAATATTCCGCCGTACCTTGCTGGCGTGTCGGTCGGTTCATATTCGTACCAGTCGAGCGCCGAAGCACGCATGGACTTGTGGACATTTGGCGTACGCGCTTACGCAGATTGCATCGCTGGCACACTAAGCCAAAACAACGTGCTACCTAACGGCACATATGTCGAGTTTGACGTAGAGCAATATTTGTCCGGCGAGTACTCAATGAGTGATTACCGTGAAGACAATTCCGAAACACCGATACCAAATGGAGTACTATAAATTTTATGATCAGATTAACCCCTTCACAGATCACGGTTGATGCAGCGGCGGCAGAGGGCTTGCCGTCGCGCTCAATCTCAGGCGTGGCAGTTACATACGACGAGACAGCGACAGTTAACGACGGCACTAAGGTACGATTTTTGCAAGGGTCGTTGCCAGTCACGGGGCGCGACCCGAAACTATTTATGCAGCATGACAGCAATCAGATTGTCGGCAAAGTAGTTGAGCGCGTGGACACGCCACAGGGCATGATGTTTACGGCCAAGATTAGCGCTACTCGACTAGGCGATGAAGCTTTGACGCTGGCAAATGACGGCGTTATTGACGCTGTATCGGTAGGCGTAACGCCAACAAAGTTTAGTTACGACGAGGAAGGCGTGATGATTGTTGAGGCGGCTACGTGGCAAGAATTGTCAATGGTCAGCGAAGGCGCTTTTAACGGTGCAATCATTACCGAGGTCGCAGCCAGCGCCCCCGACGAGGTAGCCGAAGGTATCCCCGAAACTGAATTGACAAGTGCTATACAATCAGAACAACAAGAACAAAAGGACACAACCCCCATGAGCGAAACACCAGTTACACCAGTAGTTGAAGCAGCGACCGCAACAGTTGAAAAACTTTGGGCGCAACCAAAACAAGAATTTAAGATGCCAACACCGGGCGAGTACTTTGCCGCGATGACAATTGGTGGCGACACATTTCGCAAAGTAAACGAAGCATACAAATTTGCTGCCGCTAAAAGTCAATCAGCATTGCAATTTGCTTTGGCACAAGACTTAACAACTGATACACCAGGTTTGTTGCCACAACCAGTTTTGGGCAACGTTTTCTTAAACTACAACTTTGTGCGACCAGTTGTGTCGGCAATCGGTACTCGAGCAATGCCAAACGGAAACGGTAAAGCATTTACTCGCCCGATCATTACTCAGCACACTTTGGCAGAAGTACAAACTGAAGGTTCGCAAGTTGCTACTCAAAAAATGACGCTTAGCGCAAATACCGTTACACGTCAAACTGTGGCTGGTGGCGTATTTATTTCCCAACAGGATATTGACTTCACAGACCCTGCAGCGCTTAATGCAATCTTGACAGATTTGCAAGGCGCATATTTGAAAGAAACTGACAACATTGCAGCCGATGCTTGCAATACTGCAAAACAGACATCAGGTTTTACTTGGACAGTCACAGCGGGTGACCCAACATCACTTATGGCTGCGTTGTACGGTTGCGCGTTTAATATCAGCAACGCGACAAACTTGTTTGCAACACATTTGCTTGTAAGCGTTGACGTGTGGCAAAAACTTGGCGGTCAACTTGACGCAGACAAGCGCCCACTATTCCCAGCAATCGGCGCACCGGGTCTTATCGGTCAAAACACATTGGGCGCAGGTTCGGCCGCATCATGGTCAGGCATGAACCCAATGGGACTTGAGATCGTGGTTGACGGCAACTTTGCGTCAGGCACAATGCTTGTCGTACATGCGCCAGCAATCGAGTTCTACGAACAGCAACGCGGCATTATGCGAGTTAGCGACCCAGCACTTTTGGGCGAGAACTTCTCGTACTACGGTTACTTTGCAACATTCTTTCAAGATGCAGCAGACGCAACCGCAGGCTCACGCTTCGTACAGTCGATCACAGTCGCCTAGTCGTAAGCGGCAAAACCGCTCATGGCAACATACGCAACAGCAAGCAAACAATTAACAGATAACTACGCCTGCATATCTACGCTCGAGCCAACCGACATACAGGTTGGCGACACCGTAGTTGTAGGCGCGTTAGGCGCACCGTTTAACGGCACGTTTACCGTGTTGGCTTGCCCGCAATATCGTTACGTTGGCGTTGACGGTACAACAGGAGAATTTAACTATGACGTGACGGTTGCAGTACCTAATCAAGTGTTGTACGCCTGCACAGGTAGCGACGTTGATTTTGTTGCGATCTATACAGGCACAGTTGCGTTTACACCTACTTGCACTTGGGTTACGGTCGCAAACCTTGTCACTTATCTTGGCGTGTCAATCACAAACCCGTCAGATGATTACACGCTGGCAACGCAGGCCGTAAGCGCTGGCAACCAGTTTTGCAGCCGCCGTCGCGCCGAGGCAGGCTACAACGACAGTCTCAGCACGTCGCCTAGCGGTGACGTAACGCTAGGAACGATCATGTATTGCGCGGCGTTGTGGCGTAGTCGAGGCAGTCTTGAAAACGTGTTTGCGTCGTTTGACAACATGGGTACAGCACCGCAACAGTCAATGACACCGATCGTTAAACAGTTGTTAGGTATTGACCGACCTGCGGTGGCATAGTGCCTGCACCGTACACAGACCTATTTAATGAGGCGCTAGACGATCTCACAGCCACGCTGACAGCCGTAACAGGCTTACGGGTAGTAAACGACCCGACAAAACTTGTGCCTAATTGTGTGTTTATTACAGCGCCAAGTTTTACGACCATTGCAGGCAACGGCAACATCGTGCGTATGGACTACTCAATCAAAATTGTTGGCAGCGGCCCAGCAGGGCTACCCGTGTTGCGCGAGATTTTGCAGATCACCGCGCTAGTGCTTGGCTCAAGCGTTATTGCAATGTCGGGCAGACCCGGCACACTCGACATAGGCGGGCAAGAGTATCCGTGTTATGACGTGGCAGTTGGCTTGCAAGCGCAAACGGCGTGAGCATACACACGCATATCGTTGCGGTATGGTAAAACTATAACTAACACATCAAGGAGTAAATATGCCAACTAGCACTTATCTTTCAAACCCAGTCGTGCTTATCGGCGCGTCAAGCGCAGCGACTACAGACATCACGGACCAAGTATCGGCAGTAACCGTTAACTACGTTGTTGAGGCACTTGAAGACACCGCGTTCGGCTCGACTGCACGCACAAACACCGCTGGCCTGCAATCAAACAGCGCAACGCTGACACTTTATGCGTCATTTGCATCGTCAGAAAGTTACGCAACTCTTGCGCCACTTGTCGGCACAAAGTGCTACATCAAAGTAACCCCAGCATCAGGTGCGAACACCGCAACCAATCCGGGCTTTGAATTGACAAACACTTACCTAAGCGCGTT